AAATGGGCGGAGGCGGAACATGCTTGAATTAGCTATCCCATACCGCGAGTTTTGCGCGATACACCTTGCATGCGGCTATGATCAGGACCCGGCCACGGAACATCTGTTCCGGCTTGTCGGCAATGAGGTGCAAGGCGCATCATGGGCGGATGTGAACAAGGCCCCGTCATTCGCGGCATACTGTGAGGCGGCGGACGAATACGACAACCGATAGCCAAGGCCCGCGCGCCAAGACACAAAGGCCCGCGATTCGCGGGCCTTTTTCATTGTTTCACGTGAAACAAAAAGACGCGGCGGGCCCGCAGAGACGCAAGGCCGCGCAACAAAAAACCGCGCGGCGGGCCCGCAGAGCAACAAAAGAGACGCGGCGGGCCCGCAGAGCACGGACCCCGGCCCCCGGTCCGTTGCACTATGTGACGAGCTCCACGGACCGGGGGCCTTTGCAAATAGACTTTGCATGTTTGCACTTGTTGATTATCAACAAGGGTGATAGGGTTTGAGCATACCGGGGCGCGGACCCCGGGCAACGGCAAAAGGAGAACGGCAAAATGAAAAAGGGATTAGGCAAGCGGGCGGGGGAAACAAATTTGCGGGGCGTGATCTATCGGGGCCCGTCCTTGATAGACGGCTCTCCGATTGTGGTCCTTGTGACCTATTCCAAGCGGAACAAAAAGACGGGCGAGATGCTGCAGACCTACATCTTGCGGGATGACATGGACCCTCTAACGGCCAGCAAGACCGGGGCGGATGAGGCGATTTGCGGCACGTGCCAGCACCGGGGCATCCCGACATCGGACCCGGCCGCAAAGCAAGCCAAGGGGCGGACATGCTATGTCGTTCTTGGTCAGGGTGTTTTGTCCATCTGGAAAGCTTACTTGCGCGGCCTTTATGTGCAGCAAAGCGCGGCGGACATGGGGCGGGGCCGTATGGTGCGCGTGGGCACATACGGAGACCCCGGGGCCGTGCCGTCTGAAGTTTGGGACGCGCTTTTGAGCGAAGCCGCAGGGTGGACCGCATACACACACCGGGCAGGATTCCGGCCCGATATGGCCATGCAAAGCGCCGACACCTACGCGCAGGCCTTGGCATTCTGGCAAGCCGGGGCCCGCACGTTCCGCGTGGTGCAGGACGTCGCAGAGATCGACCTTGCCCGCGAAGTTATGTGCCCGGCCAGTAAAGAGGCGGGCAAGCGGACAACCTGCGAAGCTTGCAAGCTTTGCGCGGGGCTTGCGACCCGCTCGCCTAAATCCGTCGCGATTGTGCAGCATTGAGGGGGCCCGCATGATGTATCAAATAACGGTGCGTTATTGCACACCAGCAGGCCGGGCCGCAGAATACACAGAAGAAGTCGGGGCCGCGTCATATGCTGACGCCAAGGCCTTGGCCCTTCGGCTACTGGACATTGACCGCCGCCGCAGGGTGGCCAGCATCACCGGATTCACCGGGATTGCTCTGGATTATTGATTGCCGCGCCGCGCCCTTCCGCCTCGGGCGCGGCCACCTTGCCCCCGGCGCTTATGCGTCGGGGGTCTTTTCCGTTCCGCCCGCCAAGCGCAGGGCCGCAGAGCTCCGCTCAGCGTTCAGCCGCAGAGCATCCGCAAAGAGCAGACGCAGGGCCTCGGCCATGCTGTCGGACTCGATCAGCGCGGGGCCGCAGAGCATGCCCGCAGAGCTCGTAGGAGAGGGCGCAGAGGCCCTCCAGATTTTCAGGTAGGGCGACGTGGAAAAACCGCAGAGCACGTATGAGAGGCCACCGCAGGAGGCCTGTCTGGCATGCCAAGCAGCCTGTTGCGGACGCAGAGCTGGGGGCCCATTATTTGCGGACTTCAGTTCGACCCAGAAGCTCACACCTTCGATGGCAATGTGCACATCGGGGATGCCGCCGCCGTGGCGGTTCTCAATCCGTGTCGCGTGGCACCTCGGGGGCAGCGATTTCCGCATATTTGCCCACACCCTTGCCTCTGGTCCTGCCACTGGGCACCTCCGTATATTCCGCGTCAACGATGAAGGCCTGCGGGTATTTCTGCTGCAGCTCGGCAAGGCGGGCGGTGATCTGGTCCCGCGTCATCTGGTCGATGGTGTTGATGTTCTCGCGGCGGTCAACCGTCAGGCCACCAAGCGCAGACCTGATCTTCTCCGCGTTGATAGCGGCAGAGAATTGCCCGCCGTCTTCGGCGGCGCGGGACAGTTTGTAAAGCCGTTCAAGCTGGCCCGACAGGGTGACGCCATAGAGACGCTCCTTCTCCTCGCGGAGCTGGGCAATGTATCGGGGGATGTGCGGGAAGTCGCGACCGTTCAGAAGCTTCGAGGCGATGTCGCCAGCCGAGGCAACATTGTATCCGGCCTGCCGGGCGCATTCGGATGCGGTCATCCGCCCTTCCACATACTCCTCGCAGAATTTTCGCTGCCTGACAGTGATCTCCCGGCCAAACTCTTCTTCGAGCTCCAGCTCGGCCTGCGATTTCAAGAGGGGCTCGGGGTCAACAAGTTTTTCCCACTTCGCCCGAGGCACTGGCCCCGGCTTCTTCTTCTCAACCATGCTGCACCTGTCTACTTGTGGTGTTTCAACAATCATACCGGGCGCGGCAAGTCTTTACAAGCAGGGCCTCTGCCGAGTTCCCCTTATAGCGATTTTTCCCAAACGAGAGGCGTTTCGCCTGCAGAAAACGAAAGTGGACAGGGCAGACTGAGAAGATTTTACGATGAACCGTAAATGACTTTTTCGTAGTGTAAAAAATAATGTTTGTGGAAATCAAATACTTATAGGTAATATTTACGCATTTTACGGTGTTTACGGTCACTTTGAATTTTTTTTTTTTTTTTTTTTTTCGTTTGAGATTTGGCGCTATAAGGAGAACTCGTAAAGCACCAAGGTCCGAGGCCCGCGAACCTCCCACCCAAGCACCCCTCACCCCCAACCTTGACACCCCAACTTGTTTGTAGTACACAAGTCAGACCAACACAACAAACCAAGGAGACTACAATGCCCAAGAACAAAGAACAGATGATCTGCCTGACCCTTGATCAGGCCAACGTAGCTCTGGCCTGTGCCCTGAACGACATCACCGCCAGCGAGTTTGGCGAGATGCCTGACTACGGGGATGTTGCCCAGATGACGTTCTACATGCAGCGCGCGGCGCTGGTGCTGCGCTTGAGGGCCTTGATGCGGGCGCACGGGGAGGTGGTGTGATGACGAACAAGGCAACCAAGATCAAGTCCCGGCACGAGAGCCTGCAAACGCAGGTCTCTGCCTGCCCGCGGGAGGACGAGACGTACTGGCCCACGGGGGTTGTGATCGAGCAGGGGGCCGATGGTTGGTACGAGGACGCAATCCTTCTGGAGAGCGAGGGCCACGCTAGGCAGGTGGTTGGGGCCATCCGCAAGTGCGCTGCCGAGCTTGGCTGGGAGGTGGAGTGATGGCCATTAAACTCGGAGCAACCGACACCGACATCGTCATCTGCGCGCTGGAAGAGTACCGCCATTCTCTTGTCCGGTGCCGGGGCAAAATTGCCGCAAACGACCCCGACGGGGAGGACCTGCGTGACTCGTTCAACTGGGACATTGCAGCCGTGGATCGGATGATCAAGTCATTCACCCGCTCATATGTGGCGCTGGAACGGTTGGGGAGGTGGTGATGCGCTGGCTTTTCATGTGGCAAGACGAGGACCTGAACATGGCCTACGAAATCTATTCCTGCCAGACCCAGTTCGAGGCGCGAGAGCGGTTCGAGAACGACCACCCCGGCATGTTTGCCTTTGCCCTGATCAGCGGCGGCGACTTTGGCGTGGAGGAGTTTCACGCATGACAGAGAACGGAGACGACATCGTCGCGCGGCTGGAGCGTTTGGCCCGTAGGGCGGAGACATCGAAGACCTATGTCCAAGAGTTCCGCATGATGCGGGCAGAGGGCGTGGCGGACGTGATCTACGAGGCGATGAGCGCCATCGTGGACCTGCGGGCGGACATGTATCGCGCCGAAGAGGCGATCCTCGACATGGAGTTTAAGAAATGACCAAGGTCCGAGAGCCGAGCTCCGTTGTCGAGATGGCGGAGATGTGCCGGAGGGCGCAGCTTCTTGTGAAGGACATGCCGGGCGTTACGGAAGACGACATCGAGCTGGCAGAGGACGTGCTTGAAGTGCTGACGGAGTGCGACTTCTACCAAATCGACGAGAGCGTTGGTCGGGCTACGGACCAAGTCTACGAGAACACCTTTGGCGGGAAGACCACTGACGAGCTTGTCTTGGACAGCGACTGCCGCCTGCCGTCGAATGTCTGTGCGTTCTGGTCACCCGGCACACGGATCACCTTTGAGGGCCGGGCAGAGAACCTTCCATTCATGTACCTTGCCGTTGCCGACACTAAGAGCGACAAGTACCACGTGTATATCACTTCTCCTTACTTCGGTTCCTTGCTTCAAGGGTCTTATCGGGTTGGGGTGGCGGACTCGCTTCGTATCTCCAATGACGCATCTGTGGATCGCCCAGAGGACCAACAAATCTACTCCATGCACACGCTCACCGTTGCCGCCATGTGCTCGATCTTGAACCAACCCGGCTTCACCATCAAAGAACCTGCCGGATCGAGGCAGGAGCGCCGCGCGGCCAAGCGCAGCGGGACTTACGCAGCCGACGCATGGCACAAGATCACGTGGAACATCGGCGAAGAGACCAAGGCCAAGCTCACCCGTGACGAGCCTGTGCGCTGCATGCCCCTGCACTACACGCGGGGGCACTGGCGCAGGGCCGAGGAGGGTTGGAAGAACACCACGCTCCGCAAGGACGGGCTTTGGTACCAGTGGATCGAGGGCTTCTGGTCTGGGCACCCGGCCTTCGGCATCAAGAAAGCATATCACGCACCAAAGATGGGAGACGCAGCATGATAAGAATTGAAACCTGCCCGGACTGCGAAGGCAGAGGGACCATAGACATCACGGAGGA